TTAATTTTCCACCAGACCATTTAGCCTCTGGTAATCCATTAATATAGTTCTTTCCATCAAATGTCAAAACTTGCTTTCTGTTTGAGTCTTGATTGAAACTACAATGAACCCAACCTGAATTAGCACCCTCATCTTCTTTCCAAAATTCTAAAATAAGTTGGTCAAAATCACAGTTATTCTGAATCCATAAAGCTAATTCTAAATTACTAATACCAGCTATTTCAAAATCAACTGCTTGTCCTTTTGTATGTTGTGAGGTCTTGGAAGATTTAATGGCTACACATAATTCCTCACTACGATAGCCAGATGTAACAATAATTGGTTTATCAAACTTTGCTCGTACTAATTCTAATACTCCATAACATAGATCAGTAAGGTTTTTAATTTCTCCAGCACCAGCTTTGTTAGTAATACCTAATCTGATTGCAGTAGAGGACTTTTCAAATTCGTGAAGTTTAAAATTTTTGGAAAGTTGCATAATCAACTCCTTGTAAAATTATTTAATTTTAAGGTTTTGTAGGGAATGTAGCATTTCTACATTTAGCTACTGTATTTTTACCAGATGGTAAATCTCTTAATGCTTGTCTGTAAGTAGTCATAGCAGATGTTAATGTTGCATCAGATAAAGCTAAGTAATCTGTTTCAGCAAGTAATCTATTTCTTTTACTTCTTAATTCAGCTAATGCTCTAGCTGGTGCATCAGCAAGAACAGCTGCTTCTTCAGCATCTCTAGCTGTTTCTTCTGCTGCTGTAAAGGGTACTTGAACCCCATTTATGTTGTGATGTCTAGCCATAATTATTTATACTCCATTGTTAATTGTTAAGCAATACCATAAAGGCAAATATCTCCAGCATCTATGTTGCCTGAACTCATTTGAAATCTAATAGCATCTACTGCACTTGTAGTGTTACCATAACCAGAAAATAATGAGTGATTTGTATGATCTTGATTTATCATATAAGTATTTGATTGACCAAAAAAATGTTTAACAAAAGTAGTTGATGATGGATTAAAAATTGTTAAAGTTCCAGATAATGCTTCATCACTACCAGCACCATTAACTGCTGATAATACTTGAAAACTTGTGCTTTGTGCTAAATCATCTCCTGTACGATAAGCAAGATCAGAACCACCATCATCTTCTCTGTGATTTGCTCTAAAAAAAGTTGTAGTTTTTGTAACATTGTAATTACTCCCAGTATCTACACTCATATTAAAAGTTAAAGCAGTTTCAGCAGTTCCTGGGTGTATATTATTAAAAGTAAATACATACTCCTTATAAGTATCATCTAGCACAACACCATCTGCACCATCAACAAAAGATAAAGTTGCAGAACCACTAGCTGTTAGTTTTTTAATAAACGTCATGCTACCTAAAGAACTTATGCTACCAAAAGCTGTTGCGTTAGATACTGCTTTGTTATTTAATTTTATAAGTGCCATTAACTATCCTTTATTCCGTAGAGTTTTATTTTACCAGAACCTATTGCACCACTTGAAAATTTAAACTGAATAGCATCTACATCACTTGTGGTATTTCCATAACCAGCAGCATAAACATCTTGCATATAATTTCCACCATGAGTTACAGATGTTCTTGACATAAAATGCTTAACAAAAACTGAACTGCTAGGATTGTAAATAGTAAGTTCTCCACCTAAATTTTGGTCATTATCTGCTCCAACATCTTCTGCTAATGTTTGAAATGCAGTTGATTGTGCTAAATCTTGACCAGTGTTATATCCTAATCCAGCACCACTTCCATCTTCTGCATGGTATGTATTAAAATATGTAGTTGTTTTAGTTACATTGTAGTTGCTTCCAGCATCAATACTCATATTAAAAGTAAATTCTGCATTATCAGTAGCTGGGTGTATATTAATAAATTCAAAACGATAAATAGGATATGTGCTATCCAAGACTACTCCATCAGTTCCATGTACGAATGACAATGTTGCTGAACTACTAGCAGTTAAAGTTTTAATATGAATTAAAGAACCACTTGGTATTGAAGCAGCAGCAGTTACAGCACTTATGCTATTGTTGTTATATTTAACTAATGCCATATAATTTTATTACTCCACTATCTATATTGCCACTTCTCATTTTAAACTGAAATCCTGTTAAAGCACTTGTTGTATTAAAGTAACCAGCAACATGACCACTATTAGATGATCTATCATCATTATTTTCTCCATAAAAAGTTGTTCTTGAAATAAAATGTTTAACGAATGTAGTATTGCTTGGGTTAAAAATTTGTAAATTTCCAACAATACAAGCATCATTATCAATTGATGGATTTGAACCAGTTGTTAATTGTTGAAAACCAGTTGCTTGTGCTTCATCAATACCACTATAACCCATTTGACCACTTCCATCATCTTCTTCATGTTCTACATAAAAAGCTGTTGAAGTTTTAACAACATTCCAATTAGAGCCATCAGTTGTTGCATTAAATTCTAAATTTGCTAACGCTGATGGGTGTATATCTATAAACTTAAATACATAAGAATCATAAGTAGAATCTATGCCAGATGTAAAAGATAAACTAGCTGAACCAGATGCAGTTTGTGTAGCTAATAAAGTCATAGCACCACCAATACCAGATGGTAATGCAGTTATATTTGCAAGTGAGTTATTGTTGGCAAGGTTAATAGCCATTGATTACTCCTTTGGATTGTCGGATTTAACTTTAGCTATTGCGTCTTTCCAAGTTGTAGTACCATTCAGTAAATCTTTGTATTGCATATCCATTTGTTCTTTCCAAGTTGGATAAGCAGTTGCTCTATTATTTAAAACTGTTTGTAAAGCCTCTGCTGTATTACCAGCAGTTTCATAACTTGCTAATTGTTCTGCTGTTGGTTTAGCAATATCTAAATTCCATTCCTTGATATACGCACCTTGACCATCATCTTGAAGTTTTACATCATTTAAGAAATCTACTTCTGCATCTACATATAATTTTATTTTTGTACTTAGTTGTGCCATAATTTATTAAACTCCTATTAATTTATATCCACCCATTAATGTAGCAAGTCTTGCTCCACTTGCACCTTTGAAATCTCTACCACTTCCATCAGCATCATTTAGATAACCATATAATTCAATATAATCTCCAGCAGCTAAAGTTACAGTTCCATGAACTAATATAGCTACATCTCTTGGATAATTACCAGAAAAATTATAATAACTATCTAGTAAATCTGTATCTCCATTTTTTTTAATTCTTATATACGCATGAACAACATCATTATCATCTTGTGCATCAACTGCTATATTACCATAAACATAATATTTTCCACCTTTTCCAGTAGGTACTGTAAAACGATATGTGCTTGTATCAAAAGCACTATCTGTATCAAAACTTTCTCCATCTAATTCAACTTTAGTTTCAGTTGAATCTGCTGGTGCTTGACCATTTGTAGAATAACCTTCAAAAGCTGGAGTGTTATCTCCACCAGCTGCAGCAAAAGTATTATCTCCTCTTAAAAAAGTTGTAGCATCTTTAGTTCCAGTTGCTGTTAGTTTAGCAATAGAAACTGTACTGTCAGATGGAACTCCTAAGTCTAAAACATTACCTAGTATCTGAATAAAATCTATTACATCTCCTGTAACTAGGTTTGAAGCAAAGGTAATGACTGAGCCACTAACTGTGAATGAACTTGTTGGTGCTTGTAAAATACCATTCAAACTAACTAGCATATGCTGTGCCGATTGAGGAGATACATTAACTGAACCTACTTGCATAGTGTATGCTGCTTGATTATTTACAACACTTATTGCATCACAAACTTGGAAGTTTCCTATTGTTGGCTCTTTTCCTATATATGACATAATTTATTAACTCTTTGGGTTATCTGTTTTAACTTGTGCAATTCTTGCTTTCCAACTATCTATACCATCATCATATATTTCTTCAAGTTGAGTTTCCCAAGAACCATAAGCTGTTTTTCTTGTAGCGATTACTGTGTTGTTTGTTTCTACTGTGTTACCAGCTGTTTCGTATGATGCTAGTTGTGTATCAGTAGGTTCTGCAATATCATAACTCCATGAAGCTATAAAATCTCCATTTCCATCTGAATCATCTTGTAATTCTACTTTTGTATTATCCCAAGTTTTTGAGTTTGCTTTTAAATAAAGTTCTATTTTTGTATTTAGTTGTGCCATAATTTATTTTCCTATGTTAATAATTTAAATCCATGAAAGTATGTTGTGAAACCATTATTATCATATCTAATTATTCCAGAATTAACTTGCGATTGTACATATATTTCAACATAATCACTTGAACCATTCATATCATAAACAACACTTGCAGTAACACCAGCAGAGCCAAAATAATCTCCATTAGCTTCTGCACTATATGCACCAAAATTTACTGAACCATTTTTTCTTATATAAACATTTACATATCTGTATTGATTTCCAGAAGTAGCAACGGAAGTGTTAAAATGATATTTACCAGCAGTTTGAGGTGTAAATCTATCTGATGCGTAGTTGCTATCTGTATCGTAAAGTTCTGTATTAAATGTAACTTTAGTAATTGTACCACTATTTAAACTTTGTGTAGAGCTAGTTTTGTAAGCAAAGAAAGCTGGAGTGTTAGCACCACCAACATCAGTAGTCTTAGCTAAAGTTACTGCACCGTCTGCAATATCAGCTGTGTTAATAGTACCATCTTGAATGTCAGCACTTGTTAGAGGAACGTTTGTTGGTTTAGAACCTATATAAGACAATTAGAACTCCTATGTAATTTCCATGATTGAAAGTGTACCAGATACTTTATCAGCTACTGAACAATCTATTTTTAAAATATCAGTTGTTTCCATAACTACTTTTCCACCTGATAATAATTCTAAAGAACTTCCAGCTGGAATAGTTACATCTTTTACTAAAAAAGCTGTTCCGTTTGCTACGTTGTTTGCACCATTTCTATTTGCTGTATCACTAACTAATTCTACTTCAACTGTAACTGCTGTTGAGTGAATGTTAGTAAGAATTAAACCTAAAATTACTGTAGTTGTGCTTGATGCCACCGTGTACATAGAGTACGGAGTACCAGCACTAGCTGGTTCTGCTGCGAATGTTACACATTTAAAAGTGTTTGCCATAATTTATCCTTTATCCTAAAGCAATAGCAAGAGCAGTAGCCTGTGGGTCAGTTTCTGCTGGTACTAAACTTGTTACTTCTGTTGTTGTTAAGTTTGAATCGTTTGTAGTCGTATTTATGTAAAAAGGCAAGTTAATCCATGCAGCACCATCATAAATTTTTGGTTGCCAAGCAGTTGCAGTTGTTGTGTCAATCCAAATCATTCCTGATTGTGGAGAACTAGGTGCTGAACTTCCTGAATTTGTACTACCTAATGCTACAAGTGCATTGTTTAAATCACTTCTAAAATTTGGAAATGATTGGTTTGCTATATCTAAATCGTGTGTTGCCATAATTTCTTATACCCTTTTTAATGTCCTTTTGCAATATAATCAAATGTTCTTGATACATTTGTTCCACCAGAATTTTTAAATAAAACATCGAAACCATTAATAGTTTTATTTGATACAGTAAAAAAATCTCCTGTTGCCATATTTTCTCCTGTTAATCCTACTGCATAATTAACAGTTTTAAATGGATTTGTAAATGTTACTGTTTTAGTTGATGTTCCTGAAATTATATCATTTCCACTAAATATTCTATCAGGCATATCTATTGTAACTGTTACTTCTGATACGACAGGAGTAGAAGCTAAATCTTTTGAACTTAATACTACTCTAAATTTAAAATATCTTGCTGTGTAATCTCCAATAACAAAGTTTTGAAAAGCAGTAAATGTAGAATTATCATCAGAAGTTGCTATTTCTAAATGAGCATTTGAATTAGCTGGTGTATCTCCATCAAAGTTAGAGTTAGTAGAATCAAATAATCCTGATCTATTATCAAATAAATCATCTGGGTTATCTGAAGTTTGAGATAAACTTGCAGTAATTCTAGCTGTATGTTTAGCACCTATATCTATAATATCTGCAAATAAATAATTACCACTCGCAAAGAAGTCAGCATTAGTAACACCAGAATCAAAAAATCTACTTGTTTCAGTATCAAAATTACCACTACCACTATCAAACAATTCAGAAGAATCTAATCTTAAAGTGTTATCAGAAATAATTACATTAGTTGGAGTTCCATCAAAGTCTGGGTGTTCTGATTGTGTTGCAACTGCGTTAAAATTTAAAACTCCTGTTACATTAGAAATAATTGCAGTTGCGTTGGAACTAAAGTTTCCAAGTTTATCTACAGCTTTAATAAGATAAGTACCTTGTCTAGCTGGTACAGAAATAGAAGTTGCTGGTCTTGATATTTTTTCTACCAATGCTACTGAATCTGCCCAAGTTCCTGTGCCATCAGTTTTATCACTAAATCGTAATTGATAGTATGCTAAATCTAAATCTCCAACTTGTGTCCAACCTAAATGTGCTTCTTGTCCTACAATATTACAAGAAAAATCATTTACATCTTCTGGTGGCTCAATCGCACCAATAATAGTTCTTTGTGCTGTTACATATGTTGATGATACACCGAAACTATTTACAGCTTTAACTCTTACATCATAAACATTTTGGTCAATTACATTTAAAACTCTATGATTTAATCCTGAACCTTGTGCATAGATAATATAATTAGAATCTGTACTTAATTTATATTCTACTTGGTAGTAATCAACAAAGCTATCAGGAGAAGCACCTATTAATACATCTAAAGCTACAATTACAGTTCCATCATTATATTCAATTAATGTATCATCTAAAGTAATACTTGCTGGTGGTTGAATAAGAAATGGATTAGGTAAATTTGTAGATGGAGTTGATGCTACTTGTGTTTTAGTAGCCCAAGTATAATGTGAGTTTTGGTGTTCAGTTAAGTTTAAACCAACTGTAAAATCTTCATTAAAAGATAGTGAGATAACTCTAAATGCTTTTGCAGAATAACCTAAAGAACTATGTGTAACATTTACTATATCTCCTATCGCTAAATCATAAGCATTTCCACCAGCATTTATACTTAATTGAATTGCCTCTCTTGATCTTCTTAAAATAATTTCTGCCATTTCTTCTGCTTGATATGGACTTGTTATTACTTGTCCAAAATCATAACGACCTTCTAATAAGAAGCCACCATCTGCTGACTTCATAGTTGCGTGTCTATCTGCACTTGCTAATCCTGAATCATCTATTGGTGGGAACTGAACTTCATCTACTTGCCAATTTTTATCAGGCGACACATAACTACAAATTACTCTATTATATTTATCGTTTTTATTTGGACTTGAAACAGAGAATCCACCAAATATATCATCTTCTGTTAATGTAATAGATGCACTTCCTGTTGTTTCAATAACTAATCTGTATTTACCAGAAGTATAAGGAAGATAACCTCTGCAACCTTTTAAAAGAGTTCTTGTATTATCTATAATTTTTTTAGATGTATCTAACACAGCATTTGCGTCAAATATATTTATATCACTAGAACCTGAATAGGGTGTTACTTGTGTTACACAAACTTGTGAAGCATCATAAAAAGATTGTAAATCTATATCACTTACTGCTAAACCTTTTCCATATCTTGCATTTGTTAAATAGTCTAATAAAACCCATGATGGATTAGTTGAGTAAGCAGCAGTTTGTGCAGCTAAACTAGAATTATAAGCTACCACTTTTTTACCCTCTATTAATGCTTGTATTTTAGGAATAGAACCAAATACATCTTGATTCCATTTAAAACGAATTGCAAGATAAGCTAAACCAGATAATTTATGATTACTTCCCCAATTAGATAATGTTGATAATAATGTTGATGCTGATTGACCATCTGTTCCATAATGTGGTTCTACTTTAATTAAACTTGTTGAATCTTTATAAAAGTTAGCATCATTACTAGCTACTTCAACAGCAGTATTATCAGAAAAAGAAGATGCAAAGGTAACAACTTTATCATCTATTATTATTTGTTTAACATCATTAATTTCTCCCTCTGCTAATATTATAGCAATATATAAATATTGATTATCTGTTCCTGAAGTTTCTACAAATATTCTAGTTCCACCAACTAATCTTTCTCCATAAATTACAGGAATACTTGCGTCATTAGATTGTTTGTTAAGCAGTACACCTTTTTCAAAATCATCTGCTTCATTTATACCAAAGTCAGGAATATCAACCTCAGGTACGAGCCAAGATAATGCTTTACTAAATACCTTTACTATTGGGTCTAAAATTTTATTTACAATATTACCCATTAGATATGAAACTCCCTTTTATATTTTTTGGATATTCTGTAGATATTATTGTTGTTATCTACTCTTAACCAATTAATACATTCGTTAGTTTTAAGGTAATCTTTAAAATAATTATAAACCCAAGACATAACTATTCTTGCATTTTTTATAATAACAATATCACATAACCATAGATTAGTTCCACTTTGCCATGTATTATTTTTAACAGTACCTTTTTGTTTATAAAATAATTCATTCTCTTTATTTAAGAAAGCCCAATTAACAAAAGCATAAATACCTTTATCATCTTCAAATTTTTTAAACTGATTACATTGTATTGATGGCAATATATGATTAGATATATCTTTATCAGTATTATCTTTATATTTATCAAACTGTTTATATAAATTGATAATATCTTGCATTACGATCTTCCCCATTTAATATCTTGTACTGTTTGAGATGAAAATTGCATACCAACATCTGTACTAAAGAATCTTTGTTGAGATGTTAGATTTGTTTTTCTTCCATTTTTTTT